GAAGTTTTCTGTAATCATCCTCGTTTGGTAACTGCCACTGGCTGACACTGAACCAGTGCGATGTCATGTTTTTCTTTCCTGTTTTATTAATTTTTCCCAGCAGAAGACAAGAAAAAAGGTTCCGGTGTTATCGGAACCTTTCAGCAGTAAGCATACAATTATAGACGTTATAACCATAACATATTTTTTTGTGCGCACACAACCCTTTCAGGTAGTACAACTTCAGGATCCATATCCAACCTTACTCCCTGCAGAGTCAGAGCTCCTTCCAGAAATGCTTCAGACGCCTTCAGGGATGTCCGTACACTAAGATGACTACGGTCTATCGCCTCAGCAATTGCACGCGTTGAGAGGCCGCCTATAAAACGTAACCCCAGGATCAGCAAATCATCGTACGGGCAAACCATACTCATATGCGCGATGCAGGTATCAATCACCGCTCCGTCCTCGTCAGAGCAACCGGGTTTGCCACTGTCGGTTACGTCCCGGGAAGTAACCGACATTGAGGGCCAGTCAACCATTGAACAGTATTCCTCGCTCGCCGCCCATCGCCCCCACCGCTCCAGAACAAGTTGCATATCTCTACGCATAACGCTGGCCTCTACGTTTTGCTACTTACCGTTCATCTTTCATTTTGAGGTTAGAAAGATGTTTAAGCCGCTGGCAATACGCTTTCCAGTAAGCCTCAGAGTGCATCGGGTGCTCGATGTCGCTATACAGCCATACACAGTCGTCTCGCTGAGTTACCGGCGGTGGCGCTAACACATCTCGAGTGGCCTGCGTTAGTGCTCTTTTGAAGAAAAAAGCCTCCCCTAAGGGCTGGTAGTCTCTGTTGAATGCTTCCCAAGCCCCCTCAGCTGTTTTGCGGATACCGTAAGGCATACATTGGCGGAATATCTTTGACATCGTCGTATCCTCATTTAGTTATTTGCTAATTTTTTCAAGTTAATTTCCGGGTGGCAGTTAGGTGGCACTCAAATAGCTATCTGCCACCTCCTGAAACGCACACCACGTAAGGTGCCGGGCTATTTGGGTGGCGGGTGGCAGATAGTTTTAGTTCTATATACATAAGAGATCGCATAATACATAAAATATAAGTTCTCGCGTATATAGTTTTAAATTCTATTGCCACCTGCCACCTTTTCACCGCTTCCAATTGATTTGATTGATCTTTACCTGGTGGCAGTTAGTCGTTTATCTGCCACCTTACTGCCACCTTTTTACAATCCAGATTGCAAAATTTCGCAATTTTTATATATTTCACGCAATTCTTCGTTGCTGAAATCGGTATTTTTTACAAGTAACCACATGCGAACAGTCATGCCGTCCACTTTTAGTTTCACTGCTTCACGTTTTGTTTTTTCTCGCAATAGCTTTGTTATGTGCTTCTGGTTAATTTCTACATCCATTCCTGCTTCTGCCAGTATTGCGTTAACAATTTGTTGATAAGTCATTGCTGGCACAGGCGGATTATCCAGGATTTCAATAAGAGCAGCCTCCACATCGCTCTTATTGCTTTCAATCATCAGAAGGCGTTCTTTCGTCTCGGGGGCGCGCTGCCAGTTAAAGCGAGACAGGTCAACGCCCATCAGATACCAGTACACCTGGGCGATAAAGTCGCTGTCGCTTAGCGCACCGTACAGGCTGGCGTAATGCTCTTCAGTTGCGGCGAAGTCAGGGCCACCAAGCACAGCGATACGTCTGTCTTCCTCTGGCAGCGCCAGCGCATCAAAGTGGTTGGTGTAGAACAGAAAGCCAGTGTATATATCCATCGTTTTTTTGCTGCCATATTTGCGGTTCACTTCAAACCGTGGTTCTGTCAGTACATCGCGGATCTTATCGTTCACCTCATACCGCTTATCGTTTTCGCGCACCTCGTCAATGGTGCATAGAAGCGTATTGTACAGATAGTCATGGAACTGGTTATCGCACAGGATCTTCATGCGAGTACGAGCACAGTTCCACGGACCAAGTGCGCGCTCCATTAACTGGCTGACCCATCCTCTGCCCGTACCATGTGCGGTAGCCACATGCAGAATAGAAATCGGGCATCGACGCTCCGGACGCTGAACCATCCATCCCAGACGGGCGATGAAAAACTCGCGCTGCCAGGCATCAGGTACCAGATACGCCATATGATTAAGGAACGTGGACACCTTACTTGTATCCGCTGTACGTGGATGCTCAGGCATATAAAATTCGTTTATCTCAAACCGCCCGTCGAAACGCTCGATAATACGTCCCGCACCGGGCTTATAGCCTGTCGTCTCAGCAATCTTCTTATGCCGATGCTCTATCCACCGTTTGGTTGCGGGAATTGGTTGCCCTTTCCCTTCTGGCGGGAACTGGTAAGGCGCCATCAGGTTTTTGAACGACTTCATATCCATCATGCACTGATATGGCGGTCGGCTAAGATCACATACCTGGTCACCCTCGATGACGTAGATAAAGCGTTCCAGAAAATGAGCTGTCATATCTGTATTAATATCGGTAAATTCAGGCTTATCGCCATCTTCAGCCACTGTCAAATCTTCGAAGTCTGCCACGCGGTAGCCGTATGCATCCAGCCAGTCGGCATCAGTAAGCCCCGCATCGGTGTTGTGCATGCTTTTAAAATGTCCCTGTTCAAATCCCCCCGTCCCTTTTGGGAAATACTTAATGGATGTTTCGCTGCAACCGTTGCTGTATTCTGACTCATCCCGAAACGGTTTCAGATTGCGGGAACCATCAGAGCTGACTGACAGAGTCCACCCGTTCGCGTCAAGCCAGTCGGCGACATCATCTGTCGCGGAAGGATCAACACAGGAAAGGTCACGCTGACGTCCCGCACCTGCGGTATAGCTGTCTTTCACGGGTAAGTTATCCGCTAGACGCTGCCACAGGCTTTCGAGCTGTTCAGATGTAATTTTCAGAGGTTCGCCGGGCAAACCGCAGTCCCACTGAATACGTTCGCCTGCCGGATGGGTACCACAAGCCACAAACTGCTGGCCCTTAGCGAGCAGCTCTATTTGTTTGTTTTCGCCTTCCAGGCGGTGACCACGTTTACGGTAGTCGCCATCAACAGCAATCAGGTATAGGCATTTATGACTGTCAGCCCGCCAGCGACGTGGCGGAAGTTCCCCCAGGCATGACAGGATAATATTGCGTACGATCTCCTGCATCCCGGCGTCATTGATATCGCAGTCCAGAGCCACCACCCCGTCGCCAGTACGAACGCAAATACCGTAATCGGGTTCGTTCGACCACCGGGCAAAATCGTTTTCCGTAACAACATAGTTAGCCCAGTCGGGGATACCAACAACCTTACGTTGGCCATTGTAGCGACTGGGAGTTTTGCCGAAATTATGAGACAGCTTGCTATTAGGCGACAGTTCTGCACAGGGATTGGACACCACAGGTAAAAGCCTGTCTGTCATCCCCAACACCAGATCGAAGTGGAACCACTCATCGGGCGTAGCTCCCCATGGTTTGTTATCAGACATGGGTTACGCCTTTTGTCTAGCTGTCACTTCCTGAAAAAGCTTTTCTATCGCACGTACTGTAGAAAAGCGAGGGTCAGAATGAACCCCGGTGAGAAGCCGACTAATAGAAGACTGCTTCACGCCTGCAATTTCGGCAATTTGGTTTTGGGTATACCCTGAATCAATCAAGCTTTTGACCATCTCTTGTGGTGTTAGTCCGGACATATTTAAGTCTCCACTTTCGTCTATAGCGCAAATTTATACGAAAACGGATTATTCAGCAATACAGCAATTCTATGTCATCCTGGATTAAAATATCCGATAACGCATAATCACCGTCCCTGTATACAACATGGATGAATCCAAATGATTGATACTACCGATATCCTTTCTCAAAACATCAAGTACCTGATGGACAAAGCCAAGATAAGCTCGATAACTGAGCTGGCACGTCGGTTACAGCTGAACCAACCAACGCTACACAGGCTGGTATCAGGAGAGGTGAAAGATCCGAAATACGCAACGTTAAAGCAGATCGCCGACTACTTCCACGTGTCACCAATAGACCTGGCAGAAAGGAGCCTTCAAGAAATGGAGAAAGAGGACGCGACAGGTATAAAAACGTATATTTCTCTTAGGTTTAATAAAGTACCTGTTTTGGGAAACACTCAGCTAGGCGTAGGAGGACTTTGGAGCGACACCCAATATTCAGTAGGTAGCAGTGATGGTTTCATATACTGGCCGACAAAGGATGAAGATGCATACGCCCTGAAATGTGTTGGTGATTCAATGATGCCTAGAATCAAAGAGGGTGAGTTCGTAATCGTCGAACCCAACCACGACTACACTCCTGGTGATGAAGTACTTGTGGTTACCCAGGACGGTGAGGTCATGGTTAAAACCTTCTTGTTCGAACGCGATGGCCTGTTCCATCTAATGTCTGTAAATGAAGATCATCCACCAGTCAGAGTACCACGCGAAAACATTGAAAAAATCCATTACGTGGCGGGGATCGCCAAATCCGCGCTACGCATGTACTAACCTTTACAGTCTGATAACTTACTTCTGATCAAACCGCTCTCCACAAGGGCGGTTTTCTTATTTGCAAAATAATTCATTTTCGTATTGACACAAAATCCCATAACGCATATAAATACGATATCGCATAATTAATGCGTTTTTTAATACCAGCTCTTTAACAAACTGAACCGCGTGACAGGTAAGCCGCAGTACTCCTGGCAAAATGAAATGGCACCCGATGGGATCGAGGTAAGCGCCGAGTCCGTATGCGTACGGTAAGCGTAGAGGACAACACCGCGACGAACTGATAAGTCACGCAAGTTGAAACGCCCCGACGATGGGGCGCTTAGTTCCTTTAACTCTGGGTGGCCGGAAAGGTACCCATGCTTAAAGAAATTACTGGTTGTAAGGATCGTAATCCGTGATTGCCTTCCCCGGATTTTCATCTTCAGCAGGCAGTCTGGCCTCTAAAGCATTTCGGTTGAACAGATAGGAAGCCCTACAGTGCGAACAAACCATATTAACGGCTCGCCCAAGGCCTGGCTTAATAACCAGACCTTCCGCTTGCAATATAGATTTTCTCTTTTGCTCGTAGCAATTGGGACAAATATAAACCGGAGATTGGTCAGTATCTGCAGAAAGCTTGCTGCGATAGACCAGAGTACCCCGCATAGGCTGGTAAAGTTCATAGCTCGCCGCTTCAGCGGCCCAGTTCTCTTGCTTTACTTTCTCATTTTCCAGTTCAACAATTTTCTCCTTAGCCGCAATCAGCAGCTCCTGAAGCGACATTTGCTGCATCTGAACATCCATTAGCTTATCGAGTAAGGTGTGCGTCTTCTCTTTAACTGCATAGTCGACAGTCAGATTCTGAATCTCTCTTGCTGCTCCAACCGCGCCTTTAATTGCTCCTCCCACGCCGGATAACGATTCAGTTATCCGGGAAAGAATTCCTTTTTCTTCAGACATATCTAATCTCTCTCAAACTGTAGGGGTGAAGAGATATTAGACGATTTCTCACTGTAGGGGTACAAGGAGAACCACCTCGCCTGATGTGGTTAAAAGCAGGCACTCGATGATATCCATGTAATTGCTGTGTGTAGTCTTTG